TCTTGATTGTATCTACGTTGAGTTGGCTCACGATCCTGCCTCCACAGCATCAAGCTGTTCATGTGTTGGTTGCGCTAGTGTTGGGTGTTCCCATTTGGCGATGTAGTCGCCATTTCCATCGTTCTGTAAACGAATGCCACCATCTGCAAAATTATAACTAGAAAGCTCTGGATAAATGGCTAATATCTTTTCATGCAATTCCATCAGGCTGTCCTCACCAAGTATCCTTGAAGCACTGTTTTCCTATTATCTTCACCAAGAAAAGCTGTACTCGACCCTGACTGCCACCCATAAAGCTCTACATAGTCAGTAGAGCCATTTAAGTAAATAAGTACAGAACCACCGGCTCTAGTAGCGTACGATGAACTGGACTGAGTAGTATCAGCAGATCGTGTATATTCTGATCCATTTTTATAAAAAGAAGTTATTTGCCTACTAACATTTGCCCCATTACTGGCGGAAATAAAGCCATTAAAACAATAATACCCTGCAACACTAGGAAGAAACCTGCTGTTTGCCAAATCAAATGAATTGTCAGCGTCAAAAACTTCAGTATCTAGTAATACTTTGGTGAATGTAGTGGCACTAATGGATTGATCTGCTGATAAATAAACCGAAAACGCAGGGCCGCTGTTTGGCGTAATATCACTCGCACTCGTCAACACCGTCCCCGCCTCATCTGGCAGAGTCAGTGTGCGGTCTGTGTTGCTGTTGGGTGCGGCAATGGTGAACGTGCCAGTTCCCGATGCGTTGCCTTGGATTGCTACCTTAGACATCAATCTCTCCCACTGGATCAACCAGTTTTAGTTCGTCAGGCGTAGTTGCCGCATTAATGCGTGAATCAGCCGGAGCGTCACGCAGTGCTTGTTTCTTCGCCACAATGTCAGTTGTATCTGCGCTAGACTCCAATGCCTTCTGAAACTCAACATCGAGCTTGTTCAGTTTGTCAGTCCGTTCAGCACGAATCTTGTCACGCCAGATGTCTTTGGCCTTTGTCATGTTGACGTTAATCATTGCTTGGCTCCACATAGTCAGGATGTGCAGGGTCAGTGATAAACATACTGTGTTCGCCACCGACACCATCAGTCAGTGTTGACTCGTCTGCTTCCCACGCATTGCGGAAAGTACGGTCTGATGGAATGTCATCTGCTGAAACGATCTTGTATGGCTTTCCTGCCGGTACATCTTTCTCTGCGATTTCTTGGATGGTGTGAGTCAGTAAACATTCTGGCGCAGGAATTAAAACAGTGATTCCGCCATCATCTTTTTGAAATATGATTCTTTGATTCATTTCCATCACCTAAATATCGCTACATTACAAATATCAATGTCGTACAATCCGCCATAAATTCTCAAACGAACAGAACTTGTTGCATAATTTCCCGCAGGAACTAAATCTCGTGTATATGTTCCAATGTTTTCATGTCCAGATGCGACGCAAGAATAAGCAACATCTGGCATTGATGTTGAAAAATTCATCGTGTAGTCTCCCGTTCCATTGTCGCCAACAGATGAAACATTCCCACTACCATTAATCGGTAAACTTGGCCCAGCCCCGCTACCTTGAAACTTCACCCACGCACGACAGCCATACGCTGTGGCGGCTGAGCCGTAGCCGGAGTTGAATTTGAGATTACCACTGGAGTCGATGCGCATACGTTCTGTAAATGAACCAGTTTGTCTGAAGATCATATCCGTGGTAGAGCCTATACTGTCAAAGTACATTCCTCCACCATTAGCACTGCCTTGAAACTGTGCGCCGCCTGAAGCATTGGTTATCTTAATCTTGCTACCAGAAACTTCTAAATCAGTAGATGGTGTCGCAGTTCCTATACCAACCCGATTGTTCGTCTCATCAACAACCAGTGTTGTGGTATCTGCTGTCAGAGACGGTGTATCAATCCCTGTTGTACCGTTAATCGTTACTGCCATCTTACACCACCACCCATCTTGATCCTGTTGGTACTGTGACCGTGAAGCCGGTGTCAATCGTGATCGGCCCGGCACTTACCATGTTGTTACCTGAAGTCATTGTATAGTTCTCAGCCACCGTAATCTGGTTTTCCCATCCGACGACAGCCGTGTTACCACCGCCGACAGCACCCCATGCAGCTCCGTCGTATCCTTCAAAGGCATCCGAGTCATCGTTGAATCGGAACATACCTTTGACTGGAGTAGGACGCTGTGCCTCTGTACCGACTGGCAGTGTGAGTGCGCCAGTGGTGCTGAGGATCAGATCGCCGGTCATTGTGTCGCCGGTAACAGATACGAAGTCAGCCGCTGTTAAAGCAACTTGATCCCAAGTAGAGCCGTTATAGATCTTAGTGACGTTAGAGGTTGTATTGAAGTACCAGTCACCTGTAGATACAGGATCGCCATTGCTGTCCACTGTAGGGTCACTAGCAAGAGGGCCTAGGTAAGTAGCATTGAATGAGGCTAGAGCCGCTTCTGCGGCAGTCTGAGCAGTCTGAGCCGCTGTTTCTGAATTAGCGGCGGCAAGTGCTGAAGCTCCTGCATTGGCATTAGAAGTAGAAGCGGCGGCGGCAAAAGCACTAGCACTTGCTTCACTTGTTGCCGCATTAGCTTCAGAGGTAGCGGCATTAGTCTCAGCAGTTTCTGCCGCAGTTTGAGCAGTTTCTGCCGCAGTTTGTGCTGTCTCAGAAGCTGTTTGAGCGGCTTCTGCCGCAGTTTGGGCAGTTTCTGCCGCAGTTTGAGCAGTTTCTGCATTTGTTTGCGCTGTTTGAGCATTTGTTTTTGCAGTTTCTGCATTAGTCTCTGCAGTCTCTGCACCCGTCTGTGCAGTCTCAGCCGCTGTCTTTGCGGCTTCTGCGGCAGTCTTATAGGACTCTACGAGTGATTCGGAGCCTGCGGCGGCAGTAGCAGAAGCTGAGGCGGCAGTAGCTGAAGAGGCGGCGGCATCTTTGTAACCTTCAGCCTCTTGAGTGAGTTCAGTAATGAGGTTGATGGTGATATCACTGTTAGCATCACCGGCACCACCGGGGCCACGATAGATTGCCATGTATCTCTCCAGTTATAGAATAGGGAAAGGGGCCCCGAAGAGCCCCTTAGGCATCCTTAGGCAGGCATCGCAATAACGAGACCAGACTCAGGACGAATAACCTGAACACCATAGAGAGTGTCAGATGTGAACAGTGTAGCAAGGTACTCTTGCTTGTACTGTGTTTGTGAGCGAACACCTACTTGCTCAGCAAGAACCATAGCGTCCTTGTGGAAGAGCATAGCACCTACAGTGTCGACTGTAGAAGCGGTGTTAGCCGCCGCTGTTTCAATAACAGGGCAGTTAGAAGTAACGTAAACGTCGATACCGTACAATTGACCAATTTGGCCATTGTTGACACCACGACCATTAACGAAGTCCGAAGACATGTAACGATCAATACCCATGATAGTTTCACGAGCAGATGGAGGTACAACGATGTAACGGTTGTCCATAGGGACATCCTGATCGTCTAACTCTTTGATAGCGGCACGGAAGCCCGCATCAGTAAACACATCGGCAGGTGCTACAGTGTCAGCCGCATAAGCAGTCAAGCCTGTAGAGGCGTCGATGTAGAAAGAGTTAGAGTGGATGTAGTCAGCACCGTCGCTGTCGCCAAAAGACTTACCAAGAGCAAACAAGTCAGTGTCGACTTGCTTAGCCAAAGCATAACCTGCGTCGTCTGTGTAGAAACGACGAAGAGATGCCAAAGCCTGCGCTTCGGTGATGTCTTCAATCAGACGTGAGTACTCGTAGTGCTTGTCAATAGTGACAGTCACTTCAGTCTCAGTAGCCGCCTGTAGCGTTACTTGAGTTTCAGCCGCTTTAGCCGCCGCAGAACCACGAGTAGGCTTAGGAATGTGAAGAGTGTCACCCTTCTTTCCTGACATAGGCATTTTGTTTACGAGATTGGCAAGAACAAGATTTTTCTTGTATGCCGCTACAATTTCGTCACTCCACAACTCTGGGATAAAAGTTGCGGCTGTAGTATTAGTGACATGGTTTGAACCCAGTGCCATTTTAAAGCTCCTTACAGAATGGGATTATCGTACCCGTTTCTCTGCATAAGCCTGAGTGATTTCGTCAGCCATGCTCATGTAGCGATCAGGGTCTTTTTGCATTAAGTTAATTAAATCAGCACGACGATAGATTTTTTTGCTTGGTGCTTCACCAGAACCACTCGCATTACCTGTAGAAGCACTCTTGACTTGACGCTTTCGCTCAGCCTGTTCGTTCGCTACGGCCTGTGAAGTAAACTGTTGACGTTCTTTCCATGTAGAAAGTAATTCATCAGCCGCTTCGGCATCGTATTGAGCATCAGCCTGTTTGAATAGCTGTAGTCTGATCTTAGATTTAGACACCCATTCTCCAAAAGCCTTGTCTTGCAAGATCTGTTGAAAGTCTGGATGTTTTTCATGTAACTGTGACAATGCAGTCTGTTGACGCATTGCTACACTTAGTTGTTCTGCTTCCTTGATCTTAGGGTGCTTCTCAATGGCATTCTGCATAGCCTTTTCAGGATCAGAGTACCAATCAACTTCGTCTTCTTGTTCGTGCTGAGGGGCAATCTTTGTGTCAAGTTGTGCCTTAACAAAGTCATCAACAATTCGTCTAAGTTCACCAACTTCTGAGGATTGTCGACCTAGTAGCTTTTCAGCTTCCATATGCATCTTAGCAATCTCTTCAGGAGACTTGTTACGATACTTGTCGGGTAATCCATCGTCTTCAGATTCTTGAGAAGTTGCCTCTACAGGTTCCTCAATCACTTCGTTGGGGTCAACATCTTCAACATCAGGGTCTAATGATGTAAACTCTTCTTCTTCGTCTAGTTCTTCGTTTTCACGCTTGTCAATAAAAGTAGCCATAAAACTCCGTGCATAATCGCATTGTGGAAGTAGCCTATGTAAGGTCTGCTAAGAGTTTGCCTTACGCTCTTTCTGTATCTTCTTCTCACGATCCTTAGCCCATTTCATAGTCGCCCCGGGAAATGAACCGCTAATAGGATCAAGAGATACAGTAGGTGGTGACAACATCTTGGTTGTCTGTTCATTACAATCTGGACAGGTTGGCTGTTCGTCAGCGTCTACCCAGATCTCATGAATGTGGTTGTTTACACACTTGAAGTCAAAGCGTCTCAGCATCTTTGAACTCCTTGTATGCGGCCTCGATACCATTCTCGAAACCTACAATTCTTTTGAGAATTTCTAATTGACCTTTACGGTGTAAGAAATCATCATAGTTTTTGACGTACTCTAAAGAATCAATTCCGTCAAGAATGTCTTTCATGTCGGCCATAAAGAGTTTCCACCCTTCACGACTAAACATGTCAAAGTAGTCTTCAAATTGTCTTTCGACGGTAGAATTATCCAATTGGTTTCTCCGTACATTATATAATAACTATTATATCATAAGTTATACAAAATGTCAAGTACTTTGTTGACTTTTTGTTCTAACTGTGCTAGCCCTAGGTTTATTGCTCTGGGATTCCAGTGCCTCCAACCGCTTGAAGAGGTCGTTGAACTTGTGGTTGATTTGGTCTAGGACTTGCTGTAGTTCTGCTTTGGTTATCACGAGGTGTCTCCTTGGACATTAACTCACGTTCTTTTAATAAAAGCTCCGCAGTCTTAACACGACGTTGGAACTCAGCGTTGTCTGGGTCGCCTTTAAGAAGAGCATCCAAACGGTCTGTTTCAGCTTCAAAAGCGGCAATCTGAGCGTCAGCAAGATTTTTACTAGCTCGTGCACGATAATCCTCTGCTTGAGCAGAAAACGCATCTGCTTGAGATTGTGTAAGAGCCATCTGAAGCTGTTGTGCTTGTTGTTGAGCTTGCTGTACTTCAGGCTTAGGTTGAGCGGCCTGACGTAGTGTAGCAACGAGCTCTTCACGGTTAGACAAGTTCATGTTGTCGACAATCGACTCAATCAACGCAGGATACAGCGGAGATTCTGGTGACATTGTCTGTAGTAGTTGTACAAGCTGTGTGACTTCATACTCACGAGCAATAATACCTAAAGAGCTAGAAGCAACAAACTTAAAGTCTTTTGCAGGATAACGCTCAGGATCAAACTGCATATACCGATAAGCCGCTTTACGAACAAACGGAATTAGAAAAGATTCTTGGAAATTAATCAATGTACGCTTATGCCGTTTGATAATTGCACCAAGTGACATTGAGATACCGGCGGCAGTCGCATCTCCATTGATTGAGCCGGGGATACCTGCCGCATCAATTGCACCTGTAGCCATTTGAACCATTTGTTGCAAACTGGCTGATTGGTTAAAGGTATTGGGATCAAGATTTCCGAAACGGAACGGCTGTAGGATCTCTGCGGGATTGCCATTCGTAAGGATGGTCTTGCCGGGTCGTACTTCCATTTTTGTTCCACGAGGAAGGCGTGAAGCATCAACAGCAAGCATAGGGTGTACAGTAAGCGCAAGTGCGTCAATTCTAGCTCGTAACTCCGTATCAAGTGCTTTCTGGCTGTTATACCCTTTCTCGCAGATTCCACGGCCCCAGAAACGACCGGGAACAACGTCCCATGCAAAACCTACAACAGGTCGATCTTGCATCATGTATGGGTTTTGTTCGACTTTTAGTAAAGTACCGCCGTTAGCAATAATAACGATTGCTTCAATGTACTTTTGTTCTTTCTCATCTTCGCCGGTTAAGTCAATGACTTCTTCATCTTCTTCCGTCGTAGCGTCTTTAAACAACCATGTAGGAACCAAGCCGTAGTACTTAGTCAAACGAACTTTGTTATCGTCGTATGTTGTTAAGTTTTGATCAGGCTCAAGATCATTATCTGGTGCTTCGACAGCAATTGGTTCGTCTCTATAAATTCCTTTCTCTTGGAGCATCTCAACTTGATGCATAGGAACAAACTCATCAATAGCAACACCTAATGCTTCTTCAATACTTGTAGCTACTGGATCAATTAAGAAGTTCTGTGGCATGACAGGACGGAGCTTAACGACTGTACGATCACTCTCAGTCACACCAACAGCCATTGCACTGCCATCAAGTATTGGCTGAGTTGCAGGACGAATGTCTTTAACTTCGTCAAGTACAATCTCACCAACACCAGTGCCGAAGATTGCAGAATTTAGAATACACTCTGCGACCTGCTTACGAGCTTTGGTAAACTCAAAGTCTTCGTACATGTGCTCACGAAGATGCATTACATCAGCGTTCTGCTGATCCATCATATCGTCTTTAATGTCGAACCACTTCCCTCTTCCGAACGTCGCTTCTTCAACCTCTGCAACTGCTGATTCTACTGCTTGCTGAAGGGCAGGGGAGATGATGCGAGAGCGTTCTGAAGCCCGCATGGAGTCTTCTGAGGCCCACTGTCCTCGCCAAAGACGGTAATACTCATCAAACTGTTCTTTGTAGTTTGCTTCGTAATGATCACGCCATGCGTTTACTTTCTCAATTACCCAACCTTCTAAAGAAGTCTCGTTTAGGTAGAAATCATTGTCTTCAAGCATATCAATATCCTGATACTGGGTCTAACACTTCAAAATCCTCCTCGTCAAAGTCAACATAGTAACTGACTTTAGCAAGTTGGTCGATATACGCTAATGCATCAATTAAATCATCATGGACTAACGGATTTGGAAACTGAAATAACTGATCACAGAACTCAGTGTTCCAAGGGCCTTCATTGAGCGTTACTTGCCCGTTCTCAAACCGTCCTTGCAGAGCCCATACAATACGATCTATCTTCTTTTGGTTACCGTGGGTTAATTCTTCAACACGAAAGAACCTTTGGTTAGACTTCATTAAGTCAGTTAAATAAGGCAACACCGCATTCTTGAGTGCTCCCTTTTCAATACCGACAGAAATTGGCTTATACTTGTCAACAGCATCAAAGATTTTCTTTGCTGTCTTTTTAATATCCCAACGACCGTAGATAATATCTTCAACAAACCAACCATCCATGTTGGCTTTAACAACGGCGATGGCTGTGGTATCTAGTCGTTTGTTTTTAGCGTTAGACGCTTTAGCCACATCAGCAAAGCCCGCCAAGTCGACTGCAATGTAGTAGTCACCTTCATCAGGATCATCACCAAAGACAACCCAATCTTCTTTAAAGATTTCACTACCCAATGCCTCAAACGACGCCATGAACTCTTGACGGAATGCATAAGAGGACATACTCTTCTTAGCAACGTCGATCTCCTGAGGATCGAGAAGGGGATTGTCATAAGACGTAAAATGCCAACCTTTATAAGTTGGATCATTCTCAAGCTCAGCGTACTTATACAACTCATAGAAGTGATTACGTCCTTTCGGTGTTCCGATAAACAAGGCAGAACCCTTCTGGTCAGCCAAGGCAGGTCTTAACACCTCCTCCCAGACACTAGGTTTCATATCCGCATATTCGTCCATAACTAGGAACTTAAGGGATACACCACGCATAGTGTCGGGCCTATCAGCACCTTTGAGAGATATCGTCGCTCCGTTAATGAGCTTAATCTGCATGTTGTTGACGTGAGAGCCAGAGATAATCGGGTGAGCTAAGTCAAGCAAGACACCCCACATAATGTCCCTAGCTTGCCCTTGAGTGGGGGCTACATAGAACACATGGCCTTTAGATGCTTCTAGAGCATTTAAGATCAGCATCCATGCGGCAAGCCTTGACTTACCACAACGCCGACCTGCGGCAACAACTTTAAATCTTTCCTTGGCATTATACACATCTTGTTGCCAAGGGAGAAGCTCAACCTTGAGATCACTCAAGCCTTAGCCTCTTTCATAATATCGACAAGTTCTTTACTGCGTCTACCGACTTGGTCATACCACTTTGAGTTAATCATCTCATTAGCGGCCATCAAGTAATTCCCTTCGTTGACGTAACGTAGCATATTCTTGAACTTACTTAAGCGATTCCGCCCAAGGTTAAACGCCATGTTCACAAGAACCCTTTGGGCGTCTGGAGCTTGCCCTGCGAAGTTTAAGACAAGAGTACAGGCATCAGTGTAAGCAACCTCACAGTCTTTACGGAAGACATCAAGGATTCTTTCGTCAGTTACTGGTGTCCCGACAGGCCAAGTGTGCTCCATGTCTTCTTCAGTCACCATATGGCCGATACCAAAGGTTGGGTATCCTTCGGAACATAAGTAGATCTCAGTCACATAACCTTCATGACGAACTAAATCTTCTTTAACAATCTCTATTAGTTCATCCTTCGTCATCAATTATCTCCGCATCAATAATGTCTGAGTTATCTTCACCGACAACTTGAGTGTCGCCACCTATGCCAGTAATGGTAATATTGACTGAAGGACGACCACCACCTTCCTTTTCTTTTTCAAAATAAGAAACAGGAAGCATTCTATCCATTAAGAGCTTCCAAGCCGCCGCTTGGTTTTTATGGTCATCATTCAGTGCCGCATCAAGAATACTATCTAAGACCTTCCTTGACTTCGGTGAGGCTAACATACGAGCTTTATACTCGTTAATAATTGAGGCGTCGCCTTTGGGGCGACCAACCTTACCCCTAGCTCCTGCCTTTTTAGACTGAACTAGGTTCTTTTTTGGTCGACCTGTAGTTTTGGTCAAGGTTTGTTCTTGATCCGACATAAGTATTCTCCAAAGTGGTACTTAAGTATTCTTAAGGTTACACGAGTTTGTTGAAGAGTAAAACTAAACGACAAAACAAAGAAGACTACTTAACGAAAACCTTCATGCTGTCTCGTGCTTACTTAAGATAGGTATATTATAGCATATAAATTACTAAATGTCAACCCCTAAAGAGTAAATAACTTAAGATTCCCCTCTTATTATTGATTATACCCGCCCTTGTACCTTTTGTCAACCCCCTAAGTGGTACTTTTTATCATTAAATTTACTAATGAATACATAAGAATATCATAAAGATAGACTATTATCACACATAAGTCGTACTTAAGTGTTATATTATAACATTTTAGTTAATTTTTTAGTGTTTTTCTACGGTTTTTTTCTTGCATGTCTAAGGGGGTACAACAAAATTAACATAAGACCACTCGCCCCTCCCCGGGGGTACCCGAGAATCCCTGTGGATAACTTATGCACACCCTGGGGGTTATCCACAGGTTACACACAGGTACCACACAGGTTGTACACAGGTAGTCCACAGGCGCACCAAAGTGGTGCACGAGTTATCCACAGGATATTCACAAGGGGTCACATGCACTAAAGTGGTGCAAGGTGGTCAAAAGTGGTGCATGTGTGTGCCTATGTGGGTGCCCTCAGGCACTACCTGAGCACTACCTGAGCAACACCCAAGCAACCCAAAAGAAAACACTTGACAAAATTAATTTAGGTCAATTTGTAAATATTTGTTGACTTGTTGCAGTGCTTTGTGCGGGGGGTCTGAAGGTGTTACCAACGGTACCAAAGTGCACTTATTGCATTATACTTTGGTCTAGTTTGTATTATACTTTAGTCTAGTTTGGGGTTGACGGGGGTTGACCAGAAAAAACTAGGGACTATAGTCGCCCCAATTCCTGACCGGCGGCCCCGGAGGGAAGGAAGCCCCAAGCGGCTCCAACAGTTCTTTAAC